CTCACCCCAAGAGCCTGAACTCCAAGTGTTACGACCCCAACCGTCAGCCACTTACTAGGCAATCCGAATAATCGCGTTGCTAGAGTCGGCTCCGGGCATAACAATAGTAAAGTCGCCCGCAGTAGAAGTTTTGTCCGATCCAAAGTTTAATACGGCAACTGCATCATTTGAGCCACCATTCTTTAAATAAATTAAAGCTCCCCTGGCCGTAATAGTGGAAGTACCCCATGTAACGTTAGCTAAATCTAACCAGGCGGTTGTCCCAGTGGAGGTAGGATTGGTAGATATTGCAGCTATATTCCCACCTGCCGTGTATCCGGTGCCACTAACTTCATTAGTCGTAGCGTAGGCAGTAGTAGCGGCTCCTAACGTAGCTGAACTAGTGTACAACGCAACATAAAACTGCTGCGAAGTTCCGCTTTTAAAAATAAATGTTCCGTTCAAAATACCTACCTTGAACGATGTAGCCATAGCTTGTGCAATAGCCATAAGGGCGTCTCCTATATCTTTCTAATAATGTAATCCAATTAAGCTTTATCTCTTATGATAAGGCCGGTTCTATAAGCATCTGTAACTTCTTTTGCTTCTCCGAAGTTTTTAAGGGATACGATCGCTTCCATAAAACGTTTTTCGTATTCCTGCATAACATCGGCTTCGCCCTTCATATAAGTGTAACCTTCAATTAAACACCCATATAACAAAGCTACTTCTGCATTTGTACTTAACCACGTTGTACCCGAACCGGCCCCTACAGTTAAACTTTTGGGGCGGTAAAAGTAGTGCAGTTCCACTGCATAGGAACCGTCTGGAGTAGGTCCTATGATAAAATTATTTATGTCAAAAAAAGCGTAATATCGGGGCAGACCTACAACTGTATCGTCCGGGTTAAACTCTTGTATAAAATTAACATCTTTGTATTCAAGGAAATATTTATCGTTAGCGGCATCGGTAAAAGACAAAGAAAACGGCGCTAAAAAATCACTAGGAGCCGCTAAATATTGATTGTTTATAGTCATTGTCGCAGTGGCATTTTTCCTAAAAAGAGTTAATTGTACGTTTTTTAAGATCCTTTCTTCCGCAATACGTATAAAAAGAGGCAAATTTGCAACAAAACTCGTTTCTTCATTTTGAGTATAACTTTGTATAGTTGCCTTAAGCTCGTCGTAAGTAAAACTCATGTTGTTATCACCGTTACGTTTCCAACTTGACCAAATGCCGTAATCGGACCTAAATCAGGGGCGGTTACTAAAGGAACTCCAACAAAAACCATAGTGGGTTCTACTCTGTCAGGTCTAGCGTCACGCAAAGCTTGCGGGTCTATAACTTTTCGAAAAGGATTAAGTTGGGGTTGCTTAACCTCATATTCTTCTCTTCCAACCAGGCTCCCTGTCCATTCTTTACGCATGTCGTTAAGTTTGTAGGCAAACCCAGACCGGTCAGAAATTCCCCAAGCATTTTTACCTACCGCAAATTTACCCATTAAAGATTCCTAGAATAAGCCAAGCTAGGGACTACGTTAAAAGACGCCCTATCACGGTCTTCATCTATGGCTCTTTGCATTTCTTCTTCATACAAGGTCTTTAGTAATTGAATACGATCCGGAGCTTTCTTTATTGCTATGTAATAAGCTAATCCTGCCGCTAAAGCTGGATAAAATCGAAAAGGTATTTGTATGGTGTTTGTAGGAGAGGCCGCGTCGTCTATACGAACCAACCTGTTAAAAATAAGTTGATCTGTACTGTTAATTGGAACAGGCCACACTTTTAAAATAGGCGTAATAAGCCTATCTAGAAACCACTGAGAGGACCTAGATTGCTGAGTCTTATTAGGAATATTAATAAAATCATCCCGACTTAAACGTTGTATTCCGTAATCTTGATTATCGCGTCGCACCACTACAGATAATATGTCTACGGTGTCCGCGTTAAGCGAATATGCACCCTGGCCCTTAACGCAGTTAACAGTAGTTTGTACAATAGTCCATTGATTTAAACCACGGTTAGCCCAATCCGCAAACAAAAGATTCAGAGAACGTTTGGCTGTTCGAATATCAAACCCTGTGCGGACTTCTTTTCCGCAACGTTCGAACGCCTCCTCAATATATTCGGTGACGTCTAACTCAAAATCTTTTGTTCCAGAAACAGCCATTTTTATTTTCCAAAATACTTGCTATTTTCTAGCGTATCCGCCATTGCCCATTTTAACCGCGCAACCGCCTTTATTCATTTTACGTACTTTAACACCGCCGTTAGCGTTTCTTACTCCATTTCCACCACGGCTCATGCCTTTCATTGCTTCCATCTTACGAGGACTGGCGTATGTAGTATCACCCATAAATTTCTCCTTATTTACCTTTTTTAACTATCCCGCCTGCTTTTTTTGCCACAGGACGGGCTGTTTTAGCTGATTGTTTAAACGCTTTAGCTGTAGGGGCTCCTTTAGCCCCTACCTTCCGCATCTTTTCACCTGAACCCGCGGCTATACGAGCCTTTTTTGCCGCAATATTTGCGTAAAGTCCTTTTTTAGCTACCACTTTTTACAACTCCAATATCTTGCTGAAAATTTATCTTTTGCGGTATCGCATTTATGACGGGCTCTAAAGCTGGCTCGTCTAGCGGGAATAGATTTTTTGATCGTCATATTTGGATCTCCAAACCTAACCAATTTAACGTCCGTACCTTTTTTAGCTAAAACGGCAAATTTTTTACTTTTACCAGAAGTTCTTTTTGGCTTGTTATAGCCTGAAAAAGATTCTCCTCTGTACGTGACACGTCCAGAAGGCGTTCTTTTAACGCTTTCCGTAGTAGCCATTAGTTATAAAACACCGTAATACCTGTAACCGCAGTACTTGTATAAACTACGTAAGCTCCGTTGGAATATACAACTCCTTCGTCCGGCATACTGGGGTAATCCGCAGAATTTGCGCCTCCAGACGTAGCAAACTTAACTCCTATTTCGCCACCTCCGGTTGGTCCGTTCGTAATAGCAATTGTTCCCGCAGTAGATGTGGTGACAAAATAAATTCCACGTACCCTTGCTCGTCCAGCAAACACAGTGCCTATGACACTCGTTCCAGTCCCCACCGTGCATTACCTGTTATTGCCCCGCTAACCGCAACTTTATCAACTTTCGAAAAAAGAGATGTTGTAGATACAGTTAAGCCTGCGTCAGGTCCAGTTATTGTCTCCGTGAGGACAGTACCGTCTGCAAGGAATCCTGTGACCAGGAAATTAATGCCCGTGTTGTCGGAAGCTGTTGTAACCGTGACATTTCGAGCAGGAACAAGCGTAGCCACTCCACCTGTTGCTAGAGAGCCGTTTATAACTAAATTAGCTATTCCTGCCGTCGTTTGTGCGGCACAAACTGCTGTCGCGACCGCCGCAGGAACTGCGGCAGCGTCAATAAAGGTAGATAAAGTATCAGAACCTGACATGAGTTTTTATCCTTTTAATAAAACTAAGATTCAGCTTCAGATTCTTCTTCAACAACTTCTTCAGCGGCTTCTTCTACCACTTCTTCAGCGGCTTCTTCACCATCAACGGGTATACCAAATATTTTTGTGGACATAATAGTCTCCTAGATTTTTAAATTAAGTTTAGCTGAAAGGAGTTATGGTAGTTCCAGAGCCTACGCCTACCATCTCGACAAACCACCTATCTTGGGCCACAGCAGTAAACGTAATAACAGTATCTACGAGTCCGCCTTTTGTGCTGCCGTTTAAAGTGACTTTAGTGTCTGTAAAAAGTGAATTCGCAGTAAATCCAGTAACAGCACCTGCCGCGCCCATAATTAGGGCTGTTCCAGTAAATTTATCGTCACCCGCACAACCAATAACTAAGTCATTAACAAGCGTATTCCCCAGGTATATTTTAATAACGGCACCAAAGTTATTGTCTTGATCTGGACTTGTAGGGTCGGAGGGTGTTGCGTCTTTAATCAGGGGAAGAGTTAAATTGCTGGCTCCGCCCGCAAGAGCGTCACCGAAAATATTTACTTTCCCTGAATTACCAACAACAGTTACGCCCGTACTATAGTTAGTACTGCTTTCAACTGCTAAAGTTTGACCTGCGGTTAGGGTAACTTGGTTGTTAACGCCTGAGCTAATAAAGCCTGATAACGAACGTACTGTGCCAGCGAATGTGGTCTTAGCCATTTTTGAATTCCTCACATGCGAGTGATGGGGTGCTCTGTCTGCATGTCGTCAGCCGGGACTGTCAGAAGCACCGGATGATTCCCGGGATAGGTTCAGTATATAACACTCAAAGCGTTGTTGCACAATAAAAAACATAAGCGTTACCCCCATTGAGTACGAGCTTTCTTCTTTGCCGTGGCGTTTAAAGCCCCGTAATGGACCAAAACCTTAGCTTTTTTGCTCATGCTGGCCCCGCTCATCAAAGTGCCATCTGGGTGCTTATGAGTCTTTCCCGTGAACATTTTTCCGCTTTTTTCGTAGTGCTTAACCCCTTCCATAAGATTCCCCTGTTAAAGAATATTAAAAAAAAAGAGGCCGAAGCCCCTTTCTTAAACTTATAGCTCAGTAAACTGAGACTATGATCCGCTACCGTACACAGCCCGCCAATCTGAGACGCCGAAGCTGTAACGCTCACGGGCCTTAAATCGCATGTTTCCTGTGTCGAAGTCGCCTTCCATAGCAGTCTTAAGAGGAGTTCTATTGAACATCTTAAAGCCGTTAGGAGCATCCGTCTTAATGAACCAATTATCTGAGTCAGTAAGAAAGTGGTTAACTACCGCGCCATCAGGGATCATGCCCATAGACTTAGTAGCGTTAACGTCGTTGTCGGCAGAACCAGGACGTAGGTTAGAGTTGATTACACGCTCTGCAATAAATTGCAGCTCTTTCGGTATAATCATCTTCATGCCACGTACTGCAATCTTCAAACCACGCTCATCAGTTAAACCCGCAATGTTAATGAGCATAGACTCAAGAGACGTCTCATTTAAGTCTGCGGGCGTAGCCAACATATTTGCTTGATTACCAACAAGCGATGGGTGAGCTGCTGAACAAAGAGCCGCTCCGTCGCCTATTGGAACAGCAGTGTTAAACGCTTGGTTTAATACCGCCGCAGCTTTAATCTGCTTGGTTTGTGACATTGAACGAGCAAGTGCCCGAGTATAGCGAGCTGCAAGACGATCATAAAGATTGTCCTCAATCGCTTCCTCAGTGATGCTGAACGCCAAGGCAATAGTTTCCATGGTGTACCGAGCAGTGTAAGTCTCCTGCGCGTCATCAAACGTAATGGCATTACCCTCGTTTTTAACCGGGGCGGTACCAAAGCCTGACAGCATTACTTCCTCTTCGAATGCGCGATCTGATGACTCTTCGTCAAAGATCTCCGCATGTTCACGATCATAACGATCGTACTCCAGACCGAACAAAGCATTTAGTCCGGGTTCCAGCTCTTTCGCTAGTTGTGCGCGAGATATAGCCATGATTTAGCCCTCTTAAATACCAGTCGTTAATGAAGTGGTTTGTGAATCGAATCGCGAAGCATTTGAGTTGAAATGAGCGTTAAAGCGTACAACATACGGAATACCCGCAGCAGTAAAGTCGCTATTTGCTTCATCATCAACGATGCCCACAATACGCAAAGGAAGCGTAGCTGTGTTCGCGATAGTGGATACGCCCAGGGCAGCATTAGAGTTGCCGTTAGCCGTAGAACCGACTCTAGCCGAAGTACCCAAAGACGCATTCGAAAATACATGGGTAAGGGCCGTAGCACGGTTTGTTAGTGAGGCGTCCGAAGCAACTTGGAAAAGTTGATTTGGATTGTCCGCAACAAACGCTTTAACTGGATAATTAGTATCCACCGAAACGCCTGCTGAACCGGGCCAGTAGTTAAGCCAAACTGGCTTTTTTTGTGTTGCATCTTGGTACTGAACTCCCATCAGAACACCTAGTGCAGCCACAGATGAACCGGCAGTATTTGCCGCTTGATCAATGACGCCATTTGCAGTAGGAATACAAATCCCATACTGAAAAATAACACTAGTGTTGTTAGAAGCAATTTCGTACTCGGTTACACCGGTAGAATTAACTGCGCTTCCAACTAGTCCGATAGGTCGAAGACCAAAGGCAGTTGCTGTATTTGCCACGATATTTCTCTCCTAAAGGGGGGCAGCTTACTCCTTACGAGGGCCACCAAAAGTTACACGAGATTGACGGTCGGGTTTAGTGATCGCCATACTTGAGTGAGCATTTTCTCGCATCATGTCATGATCGACCGCATCCATTAAATCTCGGGACTTACCAGCAAAATACGCTGTTCTTTCCGCTAAAGTTTCTAATGGGATACGTGCGAGTAAGAGTCCTCCAACACCAAACACACCTTCATATTTACCTGAATCAACAACCGGAGCTTCAAAGTCAGGATATTCGTCTTTTCTTACAAGCTCGTATCCTTCCCTTAAACGTGCAGAAATATTTTTGCGGTCATCAAAGCCACGAACCTCTGTACGTATCCAACGGTGTCTGTACCCTTCGGGTGCAGGTGGTGCATCTAACATGGATGGGGGAGCCCAAGGCTTACGCCTGTTCTCTTTCTCCCTGCTGTCATTAGCGCGAGAAGCCCGATCAATTCCTTCAAAACCTTGTTTCTTTGTAGTCATCGTCGTCTCCTATTTGACATATTTCGCGTATTCTTCTAGTGGCACACCTAATTTCTTTGCTATCGAGACTTGGCTTGGTGTGAGTTTTACCTGTTTGCGCCCAGTTTTTGATGAATTGCTGCGGGAAACTCCAACGACAGTTTGGGCGTTGCGTCGTTTGGTCCCGGTATCTGAAAACTTGTGTGGAAATTCCTCACGAATTCGTTTATCCAGCTCATCATAGTAGTCATCGCCCGTGGGGTCAAATGCTTCGTCAACGAGTTGTTTGTGTATCCCATACGCGGCAAACGTCATTGTATTGTCGTTTCCAAACCATTCGTTAGTCCCGGCCCACTTTTCAGCCCTAGGATCGGCTTTAGCAGGGGCTTCCTGCGGAACGGCCTGTTCGGTTTGTTGTTTCGCTTGCTCTTGACGTTGAACGTTTAGAGTTTGGGCCCTCTTGGCTTCATTTAACTTACTCTCTGCGTAATGCAGTTCGTTAAGTTTTGTCTGAGCCGCCAAAGTACCTTCTGGGTCACCTACTGCAATTGCTCTCTTAAAAGCTTCCTTTGCCGCAGTCGATTCAGCCGTAATACGACCACCGTACTCATTCAAGTAACCTTGATCGACGGTGTTAAGCTTGGCTTTTACTTGATCAGATTCAGTTTTTACGTTTTTAGCGTACAGCAGTGCTTCTTCGCGCTGCCTTTCCGCTTCTCGCATTTTCTTTGTAAGACGGTCTATTCGTTTTTGAACACCTTGAGAATATTCTTCGTGTTCGTCACCATCTTCAGAGGTAGAGACGTTTACTTCAGTTTCAGAGCTTTCAGCAACGTCTATTTCAACCTCTTGCCCCTCCGTGTCTTCCCCTAACTCAATGTCAACAGTGCCGTCATCTACGCTAGTTTCTTTCTTTTTCGCTTCCATACCAGGCTCCTTTAAAAACTAATAATATCTTCGGGATCATCTATAGTGGCTAATACTTCATCATCGTTGAGGATGCGTACTTCGCCGCCTTCTATGCGGAACCTTGATCCAGCATATCTAGCAAAAACAACCCAACTCTTCTCTTTACACCATGGACCATCTGGGAACTTATCTTTATCGGCATAGGCCAAAGGGCCCATCTTTAGGACATATCCAACAACCGTTTGAACCTGGCCGTCATCTAACGTCTTGTCAGGGATATAAATCCCTCCATCAGACATTTTTTTACCACGGTATGGGAGAATGAGCATGCGCCAGCCAGTCGGCCTGGGCATTCGATCTATCATAGCTTTGTCAGCTTTAGTAGGGTCTAGAACCCTTTGAATAGGGTCTACGTACATCTTTTCTGCGCCTTCCTCCTTAGTCTCCTCAGGAGTTTTAGCTTTGGCGGTAACCGCTTTAACCTTAACGGCTGCATCTTTCTTAACTTTTTTCTCAGCTTCTATTTCTGCGGCTAAATAGCCGGGCACTTCAATCATGGTAACGCTCCTGTTGTTCAAGTAGGCTCGAGAGTTCCTGTTCTACATGTGTTAATGAAGTCATTTCGCCCATAAGAGAAGCATATTGCTCCATCGAACTGATTCCATTATTTTCCAGAATGTCTAAAACATTCCTTTTGCGCTCTTTTATCGTCTTTTGAACGAATTGAACGACATCTAAATCATCCATAACTCCTCCGTATAGGATAATCCTATATCATCAGAGTATATCGTATACTTGGCGGTAGTAC